TGACGTGGCGAAATGCGATGCCATGCTATACGAGGAAGACATGGCAGCTTACGCCGCCCGGACGCCTGGTTGCGACTGCGGTTATCCGGCGCGGGTGCTGCGCGAGGTTGACGCCAAGCGGAAAATCGTCGCCGAGCATGCGATGGAACCTGGCATGTTGCCGCCGTCCTGTGTTCGCTGCTGCGACACGAACACCGCCCAGTACCCGCAGCGGTGGGACGCCCTGACCTGGCCGTGCCCGACTGTCCGCGCGCTGGCCGCGGTCTGGAGTGACCACAAAGACTACGACTTGGCATGGAAAGGAATAACCGATGGCTAAGGGTCCGAAGGCACCCGCGAACACCGGCAAAGTACCGTCCAAGACGGGCGCGAAACACGACGCCAACGTGATCAAGACGGGGAAAACGAACCTGGCGCATCAGGCGAAACACGCCCCGAAAGGCGGCGGCAAGAAATGAGCACGGTCGCGATGTCGCAGGCCGCGCAGGGCGCGTGGGTTTTCGTCGTGTGGCTGGTGGTCGCTGCCGCGTCGATCGGGTTGTGGCTGCTGCCGGTGTTCGTCGCGGCACGCCGCCATTCGCCGAACGTGAACCAGGTGATGGTCGTGGACCTGCTGCTCGGCTGGACCGGGATCGGGTGGGTCGTGGCTCTGGTGATGGCCCTGAAGCCGCTACCGCCGTATCCGCCGCCGTACGCGCAGTACGGGCCGCGGCGAATGCCGAACGGCCCCGGCCGCTCGGATCGGACACCGAAGGGATACGGATAGGCATGGCAACGACCAAGCAGATGAGGGCCGGGGGCGTGAAGGTTTACTGAAGTTCAGCGGTGCGTGAGCCAGAGTCCCAGCCACGTAGCCAGGCCGCTCGCCAGGACGCTGACCGCCACCGCCATGCCCGCCAGCTTGTTGCGGCCCGCTTCCAGGGCGGACAGCCTGCCCTGGAGGCCCCCCGGGACCGCGTTCTCCAGGAGCCGGATGCGGGCCTCGTGGTCCGGGAGGTCTTTGAGCTGCTCGTGGATGACCGCTAGCTGCGTGCCCATCTCGCCGAGTTTCAGCAGGATCTGCGTGGTCGCCGTATTGTCGATGGACGGGGCTGGCGTGGTCATGCGACCTTCCTGAAGATCGTTTTCCGGTTGCTGATGGTCGGCGCGCCGGTCACGGACGCCCACCCGCATTTGACGGTGACCGGCATGGTAGCGGTGGTGTCGATCGTAGCGACGACGGAGTTTGAGTCGGCAAGCCCGACGGTGTTGCTGATCGCGGCCGGGGGGATGGCGCCGACGGCGTTGGCGGTTTCGGAGAGCTGGACGAACAGGTCGCCGAACACGCCGCCGCTGGCACCGGTCGCGGAGAACACGAAGTGGGTGTACCCGGTGTAGCGGAACCCGGCGCTGATGGGGAATGCGGTGGCGGCGACGCCATTGATGGTGTTGAGGACGACGACACCGGAGATGACGAGGGTGAACGCGATCAGCTGCTGGGTGCCGCCCCACACGCCGGTTCCCCCGAATTTCACCTCGTACGCCGACGCCACTGACGGCTCGAGCGCGGGGATATTGTAGGTGGTGGAGAGGGGCTGCTGGGTGGCGGCGGTGACGGTCTGCGCCGCCGTATCCGCGAACCCGTAGTACTGGTTCAGGAACGCCGGTGTCACGTCCTGCCCGGCCGCGATAAGGAAACCCATGTGCGCTCCTAGGCGAGGGGGACGATCGAGGGGGTGAACAGGGACACGGACTCGCCGGCGGCATGGATTCTGACGACGCCGTTGACCGAGCGGACGACCGTGAAGGTCTGGCTGGATTGAAGTCCGGTGGTGACGTTGCCTAGGTACGCGTCATCGGCGAAGTGGTCTTCGTTAATCGCCCCGGTGGCCAGGACCCGCCCGGCGAGGCGGCAGAACGCGGCGGTGGCCGGGGCTACGACGGTGCCGGAGATCTTGGTGTAGGCCGAGGCGGAATCCAGGATCGAGGCTGAGGACATCAGCGTGCTGACCGAGACTCCGGCATTGGTGTAGAACCCCGCGCCGATGTTGCACGTCCGGGCAGGGGCTGCCGTCTCGAACCAGACTGAGCACAGGATCACGTCGCCCGGTGAGCACGCCATGCCCTGAGTCAGGATGTTCGCCGCCGTGCACGAGGCGCAGGTCATGTCACCGGCAGCTAGCGACCGGATGCGCAGGGCACCGGCACCAGAATGCGCTGGCGATGCGACCTGGGCGACGGCGGCGTTGCCGGCGCCGGTCCAGTTCCCGGCCGTGGCGTCGAAGTCGGTGTCGTCGCCGGACAGGAAGTTGCCTGGCGGTCCCTGAATGTCGCGGACCGTCATCCGCTCCCCGGTCCACCCGGGGGCGGGGCCGACCCGGATGTCGAACGGGAGGTCGGCCTGCGCGGTGGTCCAGAGCGGGAACAGGCCGCCGTTCGCGTTCGTGCCGGTGACGGCCCGGAAATGCTTCGCGGTGGTAGTGATGGCGGCGCCGAGGGTGGCGCCGTCGGTGTCGGCCTTGAACGTCACCACGGCGGTTGTGTAAGGGCTCGCGGGGACACCGGTCCAGTCGAGCTCGAACATGTAGCCGCCGAGCCGCTCCGTGGCCTGCTGGACCAGCTGGCTGATCGCCTCCGGCGGTAGCCACGCAGGCGGGTTGGCGACGGTGATCCGGTCACCGAGGTCGGCATCCTGCAGGTCGTAGTACAGCCCGGCGACGGCGGTGCGGGCGAGGATCAGCTGGATGAGGGGGTACCGGGATTCGTCGACTGTCCCCATGTGGAGGAGCCACCCGGCCTCATGGAACGCCTGGGAGTCGGATGCCACGTTGAGGGTTGCACCGCCGGCGGAGTAGGCGCCGACCCCGGCCGGGGGGGGCTGGACGGACAGCGGCCCGGTGGCCTGGATGAGCCGGTAGGAGGAGCCGCCCTGCCGGGAGACGGTCACGTCATTAGCCGTGGTCTGGTCATCCTCAACGGGCGTGAGGGCGCCCGCCAAGTGCGCCGCGGCGTAGTCCAGCGCCACCGCGGCCGGCTGGTTGCGCAGGGAGGAGAGGGTGCGGTAGCCGAGTGCGAGCTGCTGCCGGGGTTCGAGCATGACGCCGCGGTCGGCGTCGGCGCATTCCTGCAGCAGCGACGTGAGGATCTGCTGGGTCTGGGCGCCCATCGGCACCGACGTGGACAGGCGGCCCTGGCCGCGGAACCCGACGCCCTCTTCGCCGCAGAGCCGCTGGAACCGGGTCCCGGCCGGCTCGCCGGCCCAGGCGGCGAGGGGCCCGGCGAGGGCGGACAGGTCCGTCTGAATGCCCTGGACGACGATATGGCCGAACACCGAGCCCGACGCCGGGCTGACCTCGTTGGCGTTGACGCTCACGCCGGTGACGGCACCCATGACGTTGTTCGGAAGGGTGATGCTGCCGGTGCCGGTGACCGGCACGGTCGCGCCAGCCTGCAGCACCTGGAGGCTCATCGCCTGAGTGCTGTTGGCGGGGGGAAGCATCGCGATGCTGACGGCGAGGTTCTGCCCGTTGACACCGGTGACCAGTGCCGGGCCGCTGCCCGCGAACCCCGAGCCGTCCCCGGCGACGAAGCCCAGGCCGAGGCTGCCGCCATTGGCGGACGTGTAGATCAGCAGGGTGTGCGCGACCGGGCCGGACATCGCGATATCGAGAAGGACCGACAGGGTAGTCTCGCCGGCGGCCGGGATCGACAGCAGGGCCGTGACCTGGTTTGCGGTTGCCGGCGTGTAGCCGGGCACCAGGCCGCCGATCCGCGCTCCGCTCATCGTCGGCAGCGGACCCGAGCATGCGAACGGCGACGCGGCGGCCATCGCGGGTTTCGCTTTCGCGAACGTCATCGGCGTCCCGCCCGGCAAACCGGATGCGAGCGATGTGGCCGACGCCGCGTCTTCGCATGGCCAGTACGCGACCGGCACATTCGGGCTGCCGACTTTGGTCCAGTACCGCCGCATCGCGGACACGACGGGCCGGTTTCCCTGGTTCAGGCGGCGCAGCAGCCCGTTCGCCGTCACCGACACGTACACTTCGCTGCCCGACGGATCCCAGCCCTGCGGCCACGACGCGACCTCACCATGCATGCGGTACTTCCGGTTGCTGATCTCCGTGGTGCCGTACAGTTTCCACGCGTTCGACTGCGCGTCGGTGAACGTGGCCGCCCCGGGGGTCTGCACCGTGAAATCCGGGGACGCTTTGACGGTGCCGCCGATGCCCTGCAGCAGTTTGAGGGAATGGACTTTGCCCTGCATGTTCGGGATCTGCGGCGGCAGGGGACCCGCGATGATGCGGCGCATCAGGTCCAGGCTGTCGGTGGTGTTGCCGATGATGTTGAACCAGAACCCGTCCGCCAGCGGGACCAGCTGCGCCGACTGATACATGACCAGGCCGTTGCCGTACGTGACCGACAGGCCGCACCACACCCGGCTCGCCGGGTTCGCGGCCTTAGCCTGCCCCCGCACCGTGTTAAAAAAGCCGGCAAACTCGCCGGGCTGGGCCTGGTTGGCCTGGTCCTGGACCTCGAACAGGTCGCCGTTATTCGCGCACACCGCAGCCAGATTGGTGCGGATATACCACTGGTCCAGGGTCTCGCCCGCTAGCTTCGGATGCGCCGTGTCGGTGCTGCCGAGATCCCGGCCGGGGACCAGGAACACCTTGAAGCCGTTCGCGTGGGCCAGGGTGCAGAAGTTCGCGATGAAGGTCTGCGGGTCCTGTTTCTCCTCGATCGGGGAGTTCCAGGTGACGCCGCCTTCCACGTCGTACCGGACCCATTTGAACAGGGCGTTTATGGGGCCGTTAGGCGTGTACGTGATGCCGTTCTGCACGAAATTCGCGTTGGTCACGTCGGCTTTGAACTGGGCGAACGCCACATAGTTCAGGATCGGGGTAGCGGCCAGCCCGTCCTGCACCGGGTTGACGAGCGGATTCCCTCCGCTGACGAACGCCTCGGGGGTGTCGAAGAAAACCCGCGTCGTCGTCGCGTCAGCTACGAAACAGGAGTGGACGTTGGGGCCGTCGGACATCCACCCCAGCTGGCCGGTGCCGCCCGCGTACAGGTTCGCGGTGGAGTCGAAGACCAGGTTCGGGTTGATGTTGCTGGCGAAAACCACGCCGCCGAGCTGCACCCAGCCCGTGGTGATCGGCCCGAGCGGAGCCTGGTTGACGGCTGCCGGGGCCGTGTAGAACCGGACCGAACTGTCGGCGGTCGTATACGTGACCTTGATGGCCTGCCGCTTCAAGGGCGGAACCGGCACCGGAACAGCCGACACCGCCGTCAGGATCGTCGCATTGTCCGGCGTCAGCAGGAACGCGAGGGTACCGTCCTCATTCAGGGTCAGCTTCCACGACCGCTGGTTCATCGGATCGAACCACTTGCCGCACAGCACCTGCTTGCTGTTCCAGTTATCCAGCGTCACATCCAGCTGAATCTCCGTATCCCCCGTGACGCTGATCCCGGCCGTGTCCGGGCAGTACGCGTAACTCCCCTGATCATTACCCTCGCTGCGCAGGTAAGACGCGCCTTCCGGCACCGACACGCGGACCTGCGTGTTGCGGACCAGGTTCCCGTAATACGGCCCCGCCGGGTTCTTGGAGGAGAACCGGCCGTCCCGGTTATCCAGCGTCAGAGTCAGTGACGACGGGTTCGTGCCGGTCGACTCATCCGGATGGCCGCGCGTGACCACCGCGCCGGCCACATTCTTGTTCAAGTAGACGAATGTGCTGATATCAGTCCAGCCGAGCGAACCCAGCAGCGCTTCGGCTCTCAGGTCCAGGATCGTCGACGGGGGCGCCATCAGCGGAACGCCACCTTACGGTCGAACATTGCCGGGTCGCCGCCCCGGATGCGGACGGCTTCCTGCAGCGCCGCGATCAGCTTGTCAGTCCCGGTGCCCCGCGCCCACTCCAAAACCACCCGCTGAACACCCCCGCCGGCGGATTGGCTGACCATCCGCTCCGTGTCCGGGTTCGAATGCACGTAACTCCCCGCCGGGACCTGGATGAGTTCCCGGCCGTGCTCGCCTATCTCGATCAGGCCGCTGGCGATGCCGCCAGCCGCACGGTGGCCGGGACCGTGACCGTGACCGGTCGCTGGGGGCGGAGGCCCGAAATTAGTCGCGCCGATGATGGTGCCGACAAGGGTGTCCACAAACGTATGGACGGTCTTCCCGTTAAGCGCATCCAGCCTGGCCCTGGCATCGGCGATACTCGCCTTCAGCTTGTCGATGTTTGCTTCGATACTGGCTCGCCTGGTCTTGGTCAGGTCCGGGTTCTTCAGTGCCTGCTCGGCGATGTACAGCTTCGTCTGAAGGTCCTGGATATTGCCCTTGAGCGTGATGATCTTCGGGGCTGCGGCGAGAGCGTTCTGCCAGTCCCTGACCTTCCCGATCGCGCCGTTCATCGAGTTGTCAAAGCCGCTCTTCCATCTATTGACCTGATCAGACCATCCCTTCAGGAAGTTCAGGCCGGGGATGTGCGACATGGCTCTCAGGATCGTGCTGGACGCGGAAAGAAACGCGTCGCCGATGCTCTTCGCGGCCACGACACCGTAGTGTGCCGTCACCAGCATGAATTGCGCGAAGCCCATCGCAAGACCGCTCGTCACCTTGAAGGCCCAGCCGATAGACCTGATGGTGGCGGCGAGAACGGTGAATGTGGCCTCCAGCACCATGATCCCGTTCGGGCTGGTCAGGTCCTTGATGAAAGTGACAAGTGCTCCCGTGACCTGCCCGAGCCCCTGTCCGATCGCGGTGATAGCCGGGCCTGAGAGCCTGGTCATCTCGGCGAAGAAATTCTTGAAGCCCTGAGAACTAGCCACCCGGTCGAACTGCTTCAGCAAGCCTTCGATGGCCCGCCCTGCCTCTACTGCCAGCGGCTGCAGGACGGGCAGCAGCTTCTTCACGATGTCGCCCGCGGTGCTGGCGATCTGCCCGACCAGGGGTGTCATGGACTTCGACATATCCATCCAGGCCTGCTTGATCTGGAGGATGGTCTGCACGGCTGGCCGGAGCGCTGCCGGGATCGCGGACCAGGCCTTGTCCTTGGCCGTATCACCCACTGCCTTGCCGACTGCGTGGACACCCTTCATGATCTGCTGGAAAATCGGCAGCGCCAGCGCGCCGAACGCGGCTATCCCGAGGCCAGCCGCAACTAGCTCAGGAAGGATCGTGGCCAGGTAGCCGATAATGGCGACAAGGATCACCCCGAGACCGGCAAGCCCGGCCCCGCCGCCCGCGTTACCTATCGCGCTGGCCATCGACGACGACATCTGCGGGAAGGCCTGGGTTGCCAACTTGGTGATGCTCCCGGACATGGTGCCGAAAAGAGACGTGACAGCCCTGATAGCGTTGCCGAGGCGACCGCTGCTCTGCGTGTTCTGATTGGCGGCATTGTTCAGCAGCCCGAGCTTAGCGATGGCGTCCGGCGTGCCAGTCACCTTGATGTCAATCGTCACCTCGTTCGCCATCTTCGCCTCCTTCCCCGGGCATCCCCATCGCCGCGATCTTCACCAGCCGCAGGATGCTGGCATCTTCCTTCTCCAGCTGGCTGGGCAGGCACCCGAAGGTCCGGCACAGCGACAGCACCGTCTCCGCCTCTTCTAGCTCGTACGGTTTGGCGACAATGTTTCCATCGGAATCGACAGCTCCGGGAACCTCCCGCCACCGTTCGAGGTCCCGGGCAAAGGGCGCGGCACCGACGCCATCGCCGTGGTCCACGCTTCGAGGATGGCCAGCATCATCACCAGGTCCAGGTCGCTGATCGCCTGCTCCGAGCACGGAACCGGCCGGTCGTCGTCGTCTTCCAGGTTCCACGAAACCAGCGACCGCCCCATGATGGAAACCACGCTGCCCGCCTTGTCGATGTCGCCTGCGGTCGGCACGCTGTCCAGTGCCCTGAGGCCGACCATCTGCCTGGTGACCTCCAGGAACTCGCCGGTCGACAGGGACCGCATGATGACCTCGAAGCCCTCGAACGCCGCGTCAGTGAACGTCAGGCGGTACCGCTTCCTAACTGGCTTGAATCCCATTCAGTCCTCCATGTGCGGGCACGTACGCCCGAACCTCGTTAGCTCCAGGTAGGTACTACGCCCGAACCGAGTACGCCGGGCACCGTGAAAGTGAATTCGGCGGTCTGTGCCCGGGTCAGCTGATAGTCCGTGAACAGCACCGCCCCGTTGCCAGCACCCCCGGTTCCCAGGTTCAGGTTCTTCCCGCCCACCGTCATCGCCCACGCCCGGAGCATCGGCGTCGACGGCACGGACGAGAAGATGACGTGCGACACCGTCGGGTTATAGACGCCATTCAGCGTCGTCGAGAAGTCCGCCAGGAGCAGCAGCCGCTCGATCGCGTTCTTGTCGATGCCGGTCACGTCCTGCACCCCTCGCGGGGTGCTGAACGAGAAGTTGGGAATATCATTCCTGATATCGGTCAGCGTGTTCGGCCCTGCCGTGTCACCAACCTGCAAAGTGGTCCACCCAGCTCCGGTTGTCTTTGCCACAGTTTCAGCCCCTTTCGAGCCGTGTTGCTAGCTTGTCCTGATGGAGAGCAAAATCCTCTACCCAGTTCTCCGCGCTGACGTGACGGCGTGGCTCTGTGCCCCGCGGGTTGCCCCTGAAGTCGCCGCCCTTGACGACATAAATTTCTGGCCGGTCGAGCCGCACCCTGTGATCATGGCCGCCGCGGCCCGGGCTGCCGGGGAAACCCTGCTGGCCCGGTTCGAACGTGAAGCACGCACGGCCGTCCGGTTCTCTTGTCTCGGTGTGCCTCCGTGACTTGTCGTGGCGGATGTAGGCTGCGGCCTCGCCGTCGGGGTCGACGACCGTGCGCCATCCGAAGAGGTATGCGTCGCAGCGCACTTCCTCGCACCTCGCAGTGCGGAAATGCGTTTCCAGCGGCGCGGTGATCTGGTAGGTCTTCATCGCCGACGCGGGAAGGTTCGGCTCGACCCTGTTCAGCGTCATGTCACGAAACCAGCTATCTGGTTCTTGACGACCATGACCGAGAAGTCGGCGTTGGTGAACGTGCCGGTCGTGCCGACGGCGATGTAGCGGCGGACGGTGGTCGTGTTCGGGATGGCGACGCGGACTGCCTGGTTCGCCGTGGTCAGCGCAGTCGTCGTCAGCGACGTTCCGGCGATGTCGAGGAACGTGATGTTGTCCGCCGAGTCCTGGACCTTGATAGTGACCGACGTCCCGATGAAGGCGAACAGGTGGACGTACATCTGCGCGCCGAAGCTGAGGCTGGCGCCGGTGTCGTAACTGTTGCCCGCCCCGGCCGCGGTGGCCGAGCCGTCGACGCGGCGGCCGGCGGTGAGCTGCCAGCCGTTCATCTCGATCCCGAAGCCGTTGCTGAGGGCGTCGACGGAGAAGATCAGCGAATCGTCCTGCCCGATCGCCGGGTCATAGTTGACCTGCTTGCTGTTGCACGACATGGCGCCGTTGCCGATGCCGAGCGGCCCGTCGAAGTACGTCACGATCACGTCGGTCAGAGGCAGCGCGGACAGGGCGGCGTGCTCGGCGAGTGCGGCCGGGTCGAACACTGAGGTGAACGCCATCTCCCCGGTACGGCCGGAGCCCTGCCGCTCGAAGCCTGACTGGTTGATCGTCGTCAGGTCCAGCACATTGGCCGGGCCGCCCCCGATCCTGGACAGGGCATTCACGCCGCCGGACACGTCATAGCCGCCCACATATGCGGCCGCGCCGAGACTCGCCTTCTTAGTCATCGCATCCTCGCCAGGAACGGTCGCAGGATTTCCTCAGCCATCGGCCCGGCTCGCGCATCGAGCTGCTGGCCGATGAGCCGGAACGTGTGGTAGCCCTTGAACCTGGTCGACCGGTTCCGCTCATCGGTGCCCTCCAGCCACGGGGAGTACGCCATGTCATTGCCGATGACCTGCGTCTCACCGAGGTCACGGACATGAACGCGGGACACGTAAACGCCTCTGTTTTGCTTGATGACGGCGTTGAGGTGCTCGCGGACCATCTGCTGTCCTTTCTCGGCGATCCTCTCCGGCATCACCCGCGAGTACTCGGCCAGGGCCACTTCGGCTTGCCCGTTAAAGAGCGGACCCGTTGCGATCACGTCAGCCATCTAGGCCACCTCCTGCCACAAGTCGTTGACGATGATCGGGATGGTGACCTGGGCGACCCGGAACAGGGTGTTCTCGTGCATGATGAACCCCGAGGCGGCGGCGAGGGGCTGCCCGGCCGCGCCCTGCAAATCGATGTTCCGGGCGTTGCCGGTGAGGGTGAACGACCCGGACAGGACGTTCATCAGCTGCGCGGTGTGCGCGAGCAGCCGCTTGTCGATGTTGTCTTCCGGCTTCTCCAGCATTTTCGCCTCGTAGATCCGGGCGGCGAAGGTGACGACGCCGGACACGGCCGCGAGACCCGACCCGGGAGGGTACGGCGCGATCGCCATCCACCACACAGCGAGCGCCGGCAGGGTCGCGGGGGCGGATTTCGGCTCGTGGGTCATGAGGGTCCGGAACGCGCCGATGCCCTTCGCCTTGGAGACGAGGGCGGCGAGGAGGGCGTTGACGGCGTCCGCGTTGAAGTCAGCCATCAGACGGCTCTCGAGCGGGCTTTGCGGCCGTAGGCGGTGGTGGCTTCGTCCCACAGGTCGGCGAGCGCGTCACCGGTCGCCGGCTGGGTGCTGTCGGATTCGCCGACGGTCCGAGAGTAACCGGACGTTTCCTGCAGGACCCGGTTGACGCCCTCGGCAATACAGAGATCACGGATGAGGGCGGGGGGCCGGTGCCGCGACAGCGGCGCGTTGTTCAGGTGGACGGCGGCGGTGGTGCCGTACTGGCCGCGGGCCACCGTCAGCGACCGGTACGCGTTCAGGGTCGTCCCGCCGGCGTGGGTGGCCAAAACGGTGCCGTCCCACTGCCGGACCACCGTCACCACATTCCCCGTCACGTCGGTCACGAGGAGCCGTTCGGCGTCCAGCAAGAGCACTTCGCCCAGGTTGATGGCCGCACCCGAGGTGACGGTGATGGCGACGTCAGATTCGGATGCGGTGGTCGCGCCAGACAGGTTGGTCTGCCCGGTCGTGACGGCGGCTTTCTCGGTCACCAGCATCCGCTCCGTGTCGGCGATGACAATGTCACCCACGCCCACCGCCGACCCGTCCGACACGGTAATCGTGGTCGCGGTGGTGGAGACGATCGCGGCGGCAAGCGTCCCGGCGAGGTCGGTGTCGGCGCAGAAGCCCCACGTGCCGGTCACCCAGATCGCCAGCTGCGGGGTCGGGCCGGCCGTCCACGCGCCCGTCGCGGACCGGTCAAGCTCGAGATAGGTGAACGGCCAGCCTGGTTTGCGGTTCACCGGCCGCGGGATGACGTTCGCCAGCGGGATGACGGTTCCGTGCGGCGATTCGACCTGGGTGAGCGAGATGAGGTCCCACTGATCGAACCACAGCCGCCACGGTGCCGCGTACTGGTAGTTCGGCCAGTCGAACTTGTACACCGTGTCGCGGGGGTAGAACACGCGGCGCAGTTCGGCTTCGATCAGGTCGGATGCGGACTGGATGGCACGGTCGATCTGGCGGGAGCCCTGCGCGGTAGTCCGGAAGTCCGGGGCCCGCTGGACATCTTCCCTCGAGGCGTAGCACACCCTCGAAACGCTCATGGCAGGCTCACCGCCCACGCTTCCTCGACGACGAGCTCAGGCCAGGTAAACGGATTAAACGGCTCACCCCAGGACCACCAGGTGCCGCCGGGGGTGACGGCGACGGCGTGCGGCTCCGGCAGGGTGACGCCTAGGATCAGGCCATGACCGACTGGGACAACGTGAAGATCACTGTTGTCTACCCAATCCCGCCCTCGCCCGAGTATCTGGCAGCCTGCGCTGAATGGCTGGCGCTCGTTGAACACGTCGATCTGCGGCATGTCTGCGGCAGCCAGTGTCCCTTCTATGCTGGCTCCGCTATCGGGGTCGGCAGCGGTGCGCCAGTAGAGAGCTAGCACCTCATCCCAGCCCCACCCCAGCAACAGCCCGACAGCCTCCGCCGTACAGCACGCCACATCGCAGCCCGGCGACAACTTGCGCGGCTTCGGGTGCTGATGCGAGTGGCTCGTTACGATAATCGGCGGTCCGCTACCCCACTGCTGCGACTGCTTGTGGTGGCCGGGCTTGTGCTTGACCGTCTGATGATGCTTAGACGTGCCAGTGTGCTTTTTCGCGCGGCCTTTGCCGCCGCCGGGCGGCTTCCTGCTCACCGCGGCACCCCGCGAGCACGCTCGCGCGCACAGTCCGGCACCTTGACTCGCTTTCTGTCCTAGGGGCCACATTCGCCCCGGCACCATCTATTTGCTATTCGATTGTCACATTCCGGCCATCGTGGCCACGTTCCAGTCCCGGGGATACCGCCACCCGTCGAACGGGCAGTACAGCTGATCGGCCGACCCGGATTCGGGGGCGACCTGGCGGAGCGGCTCTCCGTCGTTCGGGCAGTTCGCCGGCGGCTGGCTGGCGTAAAACTCGGCCTCCGCGACCGCGTCCTCATAAATGGCGAGCAGCTGATACCAGCTCATGGCTGCCCGGCGTCGTGTTCGGTGAGCCGCTGCACGAGTTCGGCTTTCGCCCCCGCCGGCGACAGGCCGCGGGTGCGGGCCAGTTCGCGCAGCTGCAGGATGGTCTGAGCGTCATACACCGGCGCGGTCCCGGCCGCGGCCGCCTCTTGGGCGAGCGCGGCGGCTTCCGCGTCGGCCGCGGCGTGCGACGGGCCGCCGCCCGCGCTGATCTTCGGCATGTCAGTCCTTCCGCGTCACGGTTTTCCCTGACGTCGGCGTCGTGGTCTTCACCGGCAGCGACCCGTTGCTGCCCTCGGACACGACCCGGATCGGGTCCGACACCGGGTCGACGATCACGCACTTCGGCATCACGATCACGCCCCTGGCGCGACGAGGTTCGCCGGGCCGCGCTGATAGGTCAGGTCATGCAGGATCGCCTGCACGAGGCCCGCGCCACCCGAGTTCGAGAGCTTGATGTACGCGTTCGGGTCGGGCAGCATGCTGCCGAATATCTCGATCACCGTCGTATCCCCGGAGGTCGCCTGGGTGACGGCGTTCGCCGCTGTCTGCGACACCTTCGTGAACCCGGTTGAGCCGTTCTGCGAGGTCGACTGGTAGTAGTGCGAGATGATCCCGCCGCTGGAGGTCGGCGCGACGTACGTGCCGGCGAACGTCGGCGCGACCGTGACCGTGAACACCGCGTTGATCGCGCTGTTCGTGCACACGAACGTGATCCCGGAGCAGTGCTTCAGGCTGATCCCCACGCCCGCCGCGATCGGCACCACGTTGTAGATCCGGCCCAAACCTTCCATACCTGCCATGACAATCCCTCTTCCCGGCTGGGTTCTTCACCTGGGGCGCCACTGCCAGGCTGCTCGTTCAGGACAGGGGCCCCGGCCCGGTGCCGGGGGCTTATCCCTACCGTTCTTCTCTGCCGAAAATCTTCGCGTTGTGGTCGGTGGTCGTGATCCGGGCGGCGATGTCTTTCTCGACGACCGCCGTGAATGTCGCTGACGGGGTGGTGCCGGTGACCGTGGTCGCGATCGCCACATAGCGGCGGATGATCACGCCGTCACCCACACTGACTACCGCCGTCCCGACGGCGTTCAGGGCCGCTATCGTCACGCCCGGCACGGCGGCGAACGACGAATTATCGGCCGAGTCGAACAGGGCAAACGCGATCGCCGGGGTCGTCCCCGTCAGGGCGGTCAGGTTCACCGACATGCGGCCCCCGCCGGTGGTGGGGTTCAGGGTATCGGCGCTATTTCCCGTCGCGGCGGCCACCGACGCGACGTCGGTCCGCGAAAACGCGGCACCGCCCGCCACCACCAGGGTGTTCGCGTTCGACGCCATGGTGGTGCCGCTCAGTTCGATAGCCCTCGCCATATCCGTACTCGCCTCAGGAGGTCGCCAGCTGCACGAACGCTGACAGCGATGCGCTGTTGTTGTGGGGGGTGATCGCCGACTGGAGCCACGGACGGCCGTCCAGGCGCTCGATCAGCCGGAACGCGGTCTTGTCATTCTGAAATTGGTAGTGCTCGCTGGACATGGCCTGCATGATCTGCCGGTCGCCGATCAGGTAGTAGGACAGGTCGACGAAGTTGATGTCGCCGAGGGTGCCGAGCTTGGGGACTTTCTCGGTGAAGTACACGGGGCGCCCGAAGATGCTGATCGGCGGGGCCTGCGACATGTTGTTGGCGGTCCAGCCGCCCATCCACACGCCAGGCGCGGACTGGGTGATCGCGGCCAGAGCGGGGAACACGTCGATGGAGCAGATCCACACCGCGTTACCGAGGGATGACGGCAGCATCCTCGCGTACATGTTGGCGAAGTTCGCCAGTGTCACCGCCGTGGTGCGGGCACCTCCGGCCCCGACTGCAACCATGGCGGGGGCGTTCAGGAACCCGAGCGGCTCCCCGACGCCGGTCGACGTCATGAACGCCAGATCCTCGAACCAGGTCAGGGCGCGGGGGAAGTTCTGGTCGAAGAACGCCGAGAACGCGGTCGCATCGGCGAGAAGCTCGTTCGGCACCGACGCGAACCCGGTGAGTTTCTTCGCGTCCAGTACCACGCGGCCGAACGACGCCTGCGACTCGGTCAGCGCCGCGCCTTCCTCCGTCCAGTAGAAGACGATCCCGCCGAACAGGCTCGACACGTGCGACGTGTCGTCAATCATCGGGATCGGGACCCGCAGCGAGCTCATGGGGATGACGGTCGCCCGGGACCGGACAATCGACGTCTCGATGGCGAGCTGCATGATGTCGGCCCGCAGCGTCTCGGGGATGAGGAACCCCCCGTCGGCGGGGACCTCGGAACCGAAGCTGTTCCGGATGTCGGTCTGGATGTCGTTGTAGCGGTCCAGTTTCGTGCTGAGGTCGCGCCGGTTCGGGAGTACGGCGTTCATCCGCGGCCAGATCGCCTGGAAGAACTCGGCGCTGTTGCCGAACACTTCGTCGATGCCCTTCCGGGCGCCGACGGCAAGCTTGTTGTACGCGCCGCCGCGGCCGGTGGACACCTTCCGGAAATCCTTGCCGTTCAGGGTGGGCGCGCCCTCCGGCGACAGGCCGACCGGGGGGCCATTACGGCCCCCGTTGGCCTTCAGGAAGTCCGCCATCCCCATCTGCACCTGCTCGCGGAGTTGCGCCGCGAACTCGTGGTCCTTGTTGTGGACGTTCCGCGAATAGGAGTCGAGGAACTCCTTAGTGGTGTCCGGGTCGCTGAACACGTCCTTGAATTTCGCGGCGTCGTTGAGGATTTCCGCCAGCTCATCCGGGCTCTGCGGGATCGTCATGGTCATCGTGCTGCCCCTTTCAGAGCCTTTCGGATTGATTCGAAGAATCCCGGGTCCTCCTCGGCGAATCCGCCGTCCGCCTGGTTACTGCCGCCGCCGCTGTCACCGCCGCCGCCGGAGCCCATCGCGCTTTCGTGGCCTTCCAGGTGCGACCGTGCGGCGGATTCATTGGTGAGGCCCTGCGTGCTGCCGATACGGCCGAGCGCCGCGCTGACGCCGTGCCGGTTCGGCGGATCACCCGGGTGGTAGTGATGCGGGAGGGCGTGCGCGGCCTGGGTGGCAGGGTCGCCGGCATTCTTCCCGGCGCAGATCGCGTTGTAGAACGCCGCCGGATCATCCGACGCGGCGCCAGCCGACCACGCCCTGGACGCGTCCCAGGACGATTCGTCGGCTGCGGCGTTGGCCACGTGGATCTCGTCACGGACGACAGCCCGGATCTGCGCCTCGGTAAGCTGCGCCGGGCCGCCCGCTGCAGGCGCGGCGGCGACCGGAAGTGACCGCAGCGCGGCAGCGATCCGTCCCGGCAGCGACGTGTACGCGGCCAGGTCCAGGCCATCGGGCAGCACCGCCTTGCCACCGCCGACCCGGTCTGCCAGGCCCGCCGCGACCGCTTCCTCAGCCGTATACCAGGTTTCCCTGAGCATCGCCGCGCGCCACTCGTCAGCTGGCTGCCCCGACCGGGCCGCGTAGATGCCGGCGATGTTGTCGCTGACGTCGCCGAGTCTCTGCGCCATCTTGCCCATGTCGGCGGCGTCGCCCTGGCACAACCCGAACGCGTCGTGAATCATCATCATCGCGCCCGGCTCGATGATCCGCTTCCCGTCACCGCCGGCCTGCGCGATCACCGAGGCGATACTGGCGGCGATGCCGTCGGTCACAGTGGTGACCGGCCCCGTGTGACCGCGGATGGCGTTGCCGATCGCGATGCCGTCGAACACGTCACCGCCGCCGCTGTTGATGTGCACCTCGAGGGCGCCCTTCACCCCGGCCAGCTGCGCCGCGAACGACTTAGCGGTGAGCCCGTCAGAGAACCAGCCGCCCTCGCCGATGTCGTCGTACACGTCGACGCGGGTCACCGCCGCCTCGGCCCGGATCCTGCATTTCAGGGGGTACACGTTCACCTGGCAACCTCCAGGGCGTTCCATGCGGCCATGCGCCGCAACGCGGCGGCCGCGTCGCCGCCGGCCAGGGGGTCACTGCCGGCGTTCTGGCCAGCCGGCGGCGCGGCCGGGCTGGTATCGGGGACCGCCTCGGGAGTGATCGTGTCCATCGGCGGCAGCCCGACCACGGTCAGGATGTCGTCCGGATCCCAGACCCCCGCACTGGCCAGGTTCATCGCCGCGGTCGCCTTCGCCGCCAGTTCCGCGTTGTCCTGCTCCCGGTTCAGCGGCATCGGGAACGAGTAATCGAACTCGACGGGCACGTCAGCGCCGTCGGGATAGAACAGGGGCAGGAACTGGTAGTTCAGGACGTCTTTCCACCGGTCCAGCCGCGGCACGATCTTCCACGACGCGAAGACCTCTTCGCCGGTCTGAGCGTTAGCCCGGTTGACGTCATCGGTGACCCCGGTCATGACCTTGTGCATGCCGAGGGCCTCCCGGATCACATCCCGGCCCGTCGTCCGCAGGTTCGCGAAATCCATGTCCCGCACCGACATCGAATTCGGAACCCACGTCAGGCCGCCCTCGAGGACCGCGACCCGGTGCGCCCGGTTCACGCCCCGGTGCGACTCCAGCCACCGGTCCCGGATACGGTCGAAATCGTCGTCATCCAGTTCGCTGTCCGCCTGGATGACACCACCCGGCGTCGCCGAGTTCTGGAAGAAATTCCGGTTCCACTCCGCGCCGAAACGCGCCGAATCGATGTCGGTCATCACCGACTGGATCGGGCCCGTGCCGCCATAGGTGTCCAGCGGATCCGGGTACCGGTTGTAGATCACGTCCCGCACGCTGAGGGGGATCTTCTCCCGGCCATCCGGCGACGTGTAAATCCACCCGGCCAGGTAACTGTCCGCGGACGGCAGCGGCGTCATCCGGTCCGGCCGCACCGGCCACAAGCCCATCGGGAACGTCACCCGGTCGTCGTAAGAGACAACCCAGTGCGATTTTCCCGTCGTCTCCAGCCAGATCCCCGATATCTCGAACAGCAGGAACCGCGTCCAGAACGGCAGGGCGGGCGCGTTCAGGACGGCCAGGGCCTGATGCTGCACCACCTCGGTCCGCTGATCCGACCCCGTGTCAGTCGTCGAGTAACGGACGCGGTTGTCCGCGGGGGCCTTGCGGTACAGCTTCCACGGCGGTTTCGCCCCCGAACTGGCCAGCAGGCCCACGTTCGAATGGACGGTGCCCTGCGTCCCGTAGGCCCGCATGTTGGCCTCATCGACCGAGGCGCCGGTCTGGAACGTCCGGTACGGGCCGGGTCCGGGGGTGTTCATCGGCACGGGCGGCCGTGCCTGGCTCCGCAGGGCGAGGGCCTTCCCGATCAGGCTCAACGTCAGCCCCGGGCCAGCCAGTCGAACACCACGGCCGTAACCCCGGTCACGATCCACCCCGCGTACCGGCTGAAGCCGAACGCCCCGTAGTCCACAGCGGTGAACGCCGCCACGGTCACGCAATGCTCGCGGGCAAACGGCAATGCCTTCGCGGCCACGCGACGGATCCCCGGGGCCGCCTCAACCAGGGCGCCGATCAGTGACCGGTGACGGCCATGCGGGATAGCGGCAACCACGAGGCGCTTCCTGTCCGGGGACAGCCCCGCGCCCGCACGCGACAAGCCCCAAGCCAGGCGTGCGGGCTTGGGGCCTCTACACCCGGCATGCTAGCAGCCAAAACGTGACAGGCGTTAGCTTTGGCGTGTGACAACCGCAAACCTGCGCGACGCGGACACGCTGCTGCAATCCGCGGTCGCCGGCACCATCACCGCGCTCGACCTCACCGAAAAGGACCGCGGCGCCGTCCGCCTCGCCTGCGAATACGCGCGGATCATAGACCTCGCCTGCGACAACCCGGAGATCCTCAACAAGCTCGGGCCCAAGCTCCTCGCCTGCCTCGAATCACTCGGCGCCACCCCGGCCGCGCGGGCGCGGATAAAGGCGGTGAAGCCGCCGGATGCCAAACCGAACCAGCTCGCCAGGCTCCGGGCAGCGCGCCAGCCCTAAACACGGCCGCACCCAGCCCCGCCTCTGGACGCCGCCGCTACGCACCCTGAACCGCAAAACCACCCGCGGCTACGAAATCATCGACTTCGCCGACATGATCGGCGAACCGCTCCTGCCCTGGCAGAAATGGGCCGTCATCCACGCGTTCGAACGGAAGCGCGATGGCTCCTACCGGTTCCGCACCGTCCTCATCCTCGTCGCCCGGCAGAACGGCAAAAGCCAGCTCAAGCGCATCGTCTCACTCTGGCGCATGTACCAGGACGGCGCCAGGCGCATCCTCGGCGTAGCCCAGGACGTCGCCCTCGCCCGCGACCAGTGGAACATGTGCCAGGAAACCATCCACGACTGCCCCGACCTCGAAGAAGAATGGGGCCGCGTCCGCAACGTCAACGGCGATGAATACTTCATCGCCAGCGGCTGCCGCTACGCCATCAAAGCCGCCAACCGGCGCGCCGGACGCGGCGGCAGCAACGACGAAGTCAACATCGACGAACTCCGCGAGCAAACCGACTGGCGGGCCTGGGCCGCCGTCTCCAAAACCACCATGGCCCGCGGCAACGGCCAGGTGTGGGGAATGTCGAACGCCGGCGACGACGAATCCGTCGTCCTCAACCAGCTCCGAGACGCCGCCCTCGCCAGGCACGACGACTCCCTCTGCATCCTCGAATGGTCCGCCGAAGACGGCTGCGAACTCGACGACCAGCGAGCCTGGGCCCAGGCCAACCCCGGCCTCGGCTACATCATCAGCGAATCCGCCATCCGCTCCGCACTCACCGACCCCCCCGAAATCTTCCGCACCGAAGTTCTGTGCCAGCGGGTCGCCCACCTGGACTCGGCGATCGACGCCGCCGCGTGGAAAGACTGCGCCGACCCCGGCGCCACCATGGACGGCCTCCGCGACCGCACCGCCGCCTGCTTCGACGTCGCCGAAGACGGCCAGCACGCCACCCTAGCCGTCGCCGCCCGCCTCTCGACCGGCCAGATCCGCACCGAAATCGCCGGGGCCTGGGACAGCACGGCTCAGGCCCGCGACGAACTGCCCCTCCTCCTCGCCCGCATCAAACCCCGCGCCTTCGCCTGGTACCCCGCCGGGCCCGCCGCCGCCCTCGAACCAGCACTAGCCGCCCTTGCCGCAAAATACGCGCCCCGCACCGTCAAGCCCCGCACCGGCGAACCCCCGCCATGGCTCCCCGCCAACGGCCAGATCACCGGCCTCAAAGTCGCCGAAGCCTGCCTAGGGCTCGCCGACCTCACCCGCGGCCGCCAGATCCTCCACCCCGCCGACCCCCTCCTCGACGCCCACGTGGCCGGCGCCACCAAACAACCCGCCGGCGACGGCTGGCGATTCACCCGCCGCCACCAAGGCCACGCCGACGCCGCCTACGCAGCAGCTGGCGCCACCCAAGTCGCGCTCACCATCCCCGAACCGCGACGCGCCCGCATCCGCATCATCAGCTAGCCGCCCGCCACATATGTCACGCACAGTCACCGCGTTTCGAACGCCCGTTCGACCGCTAATCTGGGCCCCGAAATTTTGAATGGCAACTTATGTGAGGTCGAACGCCCGTTCGAACCGCCGCGCGGCTCGGCGGCGGCCGGGGAGGGGGAACCAGGCCTACTCTGAGCGAGAGTGACGAGTCTTGATGGACTTCGACCGTCTGTTCGAATTTCTGCGCGAGTGTTCGAATTTCTGGATGGTCGTTCGATTTTTTCTGTCCCACTGTGAGTGTGGATGTCCGATTTG